CCCTGACAGCTTTGCTGACATTGTTCGTGGTATGCATCTATACGGTAGGAAGATTCTTCGTCCAGAAGCAATCGTCACTGCCCGTTATAACGCAGCATAAGGGAGTTATATAATGGCTACTTTTGATATGACCGCGAAAGCTACTGCTGGTGTTGATTCAGACAGCATTGCAGCAGCTACTTCTCGCTATCAAGCAATGGGAATGTACATGCGTGAAGCACGTTTGGACATTGCTAAAATGGTTGAAGATGGTTACTCTTGTACGAACGGAGACATCTTTCAGCTTTTAGAAATTCCTGCTAACACTTTGGTATTGTTTGCAGGTGCTGAAGTTGAAACAGCCTTTAATGGTACTTCCCCAACAGTAGATATTGATTTTGCTGCTGGTGATGATATTGTTGATGGTGGTGACGTTTCTTCTGCTGGTTTCTTAGCTTCAGGAACAAATGGTCAAAGTATGGTGGTAAATACTGCTGCTGCAGATACGTTTACGGCGCATGTAACAACTACAGATACGATTGATGTTAAGTTAATTGCATCTTCTGCAGATGTTACATCGGGCATTCTACGTCTTGTAGCTTGTTGCATTGATACTGGTCCTCGTGGCCGTGTTGCAGCAACGGAAGTTGACCGTGACCTCTTGGCATAAGTCAATAACTTTTGGGGCTGGTTACGTGCTGGCCCCATTAGTGTATCAAACCTATGCAACAAAAAACTCTTGGGGCATAAAAGATTTATTTAGGAAACATAATGGCTCTTACTTTTCTTACTTTAACTAATAATGTTATTACTCGTATGAATGAAGTAGAGCTTACTTCTAGTAACTTTACAAGTGCTAGGGGCGTACAGATACAATGTCAGAATGCAGTAAATGAATCAATACGATACATCAATCAACGTGAGTTTGGATATTCTTTTAATCACGCTAGTAATTCTTCTACCTTAGTAGCTGGTCAATGTAGATACACAGTACCTACAAGCACCAAGTCTATTGATTATAGCACAGCTAGAATTAAGAGAGACACTGATCTTAATGCAGCAGGTAATAACCTAGCAACGTTGAGCTATAATGAGTATATTGAAAAAGACTACGCTAATGAGGAAGATGATGTTGTAGCTACTACGCTAAACGGTTCACACTCCGATAGTGTAGCTACGTTAACACTTGCATCTACTACAGGGCTTGACGCTACAGGCACAGTACATATAGGCAGTGAGCAAGTCACCTACACTGGTATATTAGGTAACGATATTACAGGTTGTACAAGGGGTGCAAATAGTACAACTGCTGCCGCACATTCTAGTGGTGTGGCAGTTACACAGTTTGAGGGTGGTGGTGTACCTAGAAGTATTGTACGCACACCTGATAACAACTACCTCTTATATCCTTATCCTGACAAAGCTTATGCGTTAGTTTTTGACTACTACACTTTCCCTGCTGATTTATCTGCACATGGTGATACTACAAGCATACCTGATCGTTTTGCACCTGTAATAGTAGATGGTGCTACTGCATTTGTGTATCAGTATCGTGGCGAGTTAAATCAGTACCAGTTAAACTTTAGTAGGTTTGAGCAAGGTATTAAAAACATGCAAAGCTTGTTAATTAATAAGTATGAGTATATTAGATCAACTGTAATTAATAGACCACGTGGTTCTGCTAACTTTATGTCAGGTGTCAGTTAATGCCAGATAGTTCACAAGTACAACCAGTAGCATTTAACTGTGAAGGCGGCTTAGTTTTAAGTCGCTCTAGCTTTTTAATGCAACCGGGTGAAGCAATAGAATTACTTAACTTTGAGCCTGATATTTCAGGTGGTTACAGAAGAATTAATGGCTATTCTAAGCATGTAAATCAAGTTGTACCTTTTACAAACAGCACTGCTGAACAGCCTTTAATGGTTACTTTGTTTGCGGATAAAGTTGTGGCAGCTAGGGGTGAAAGAATATATACCTCTGCTTCTACTACTTTATCAATTCGTATTGCAGCAAATACTAGCATGTCAGGTGCAGGTACAATTAGTGTAAAAAGCACTACAGGTTTTTCTTCTAGTGGTACTCTTCAAATAGGTTCAGAAATATTTACATATACAGGAGTTACTGCTAGTAGTTTTACTGGTGTTACTAGAGCCACTTCTAGTACTACTGCTGCTGCACATTTAAAAGGTGCAGTTATTTCAGAAAGTTGGACTCAAAGAGTTACAGGTAGGACTAATGCAGGTAAGTACCATTTTGAGAGATTTAACTTTAACGGCACTGAAAAACTTATATGCGTAGACGGAGTTAATGATCCTGTTGTTATTAGTTCTGCAGATATAAGTAGTACAGACGTTTCCTCTCCTAATGCTGCTTCAGGTGAGGATACATCATTAGGTGCAGATATTGCTTCTACTACAACCATGTCAGGGTCAGGTACTATTACGGTAAGCAGTACTGCAGGATTTATTAATCCTAGTTCTGGTACTGAGTCTATATTAATTAATAGTGAGATATTTACATATACGGGACTTAGTGCAACTACTTTTACAGGGGTAACTAGGGCTGCTAGTGGGAGTACTGCAGCAGATCATACTATTGGTGCTGCTGTCTCTGATTTATTCCCTCCTACTGTAACAGGTGCTAAACTTGTTACTGCTTTCAAGGAACATATGTTTTATGCAGGGATGCCTAATACACCACAAGAAATTGTTTTTAGTTTACCTTTTGATGAAGATAACTTTTCTGTAGCCCTTGGTGCAGGTAGTATTAGTGTTGATGATACTATAGTTGCACTAAAGGTTTTTCGTGATAGCTTGTTTATTTTTTGTGAAAACAGAATTTTTAAATTAACAGGAAGTAGTCAAGCAGATTTTTCTATTACTGCCGTTACAAGAAACATTGGTTGCATTAACAGCTTTACCGTACAGGAATTTGCAGGTGACTTAATCTTTCTTGGGCCAGATGGGTTACGTACTGTTGCTGCGACTGCACGTATTGGTGATACAGAACTTGGTACTATTAGTAAAAACATTCAACCTATTTTTGATGAAAACATTAAAGATGCAGGTTCTTTTGACAGCGTAGTTATACCTGATAAAACACAATACAGAATATTCTTTACTAAAGATGGGCAAGCGGCCCCCCTTTCTAAAGGTGCTATTTGCGTTCTTAAAAAAGAAGCGTTTGAGTTTTCTGAATTAAAAGGTTTAAAAGTTACTTGTACATCTTCTAATGTTGAAGAAGGTGACGTAGTTGTATTACATGGCGATGTAGATGGCTTTATACAAAGACAGGAAGTAGGAAATACTTTTGATGGTACAGTTATAGCAGGTAAGTATCGTAGTCCTGATATGGCTTTTGGTGATCCCGGCATACGAAAACACATGCAAAAAGTTATTATTAACTATAAACCTGAAGGAACTGTTGACACAGATTTATTTGTTAGGTATGATAATGAAAATAAAGATTCTGCAAGACCTCCAGTGTATCCTTTTGATACAACTAACTTAGCTGCATCATATGGTACTGCATTATATAGTACAACATCTAGCACAACTCAGTTTGCGTATGGTGGAGGGCAAGAACCTCTTAACAGACAGTCAGTAGAAGGTTCAGGTTTTTCTATTGTTTTAAGGGTAGAGGATGGTGGACAAAGTAATCCTTACTCTCTCAAAGGGTTTCAGCTAGAATATCAATTAGGAGCAAGACGTTAGATGGGTGCTACATATACAAGACAATCAACATACACAGATGGTGATACCATTACGGCAGATCACACTAATGATGAGTTTGATCAATTATTAGCTGCTTTTGCTGCAAGTACAGGACACACACACGATGGTACTGCTGGTGAAGGTGGCCCTATTAGTACATTGGGTGGTCATGCTATTACCTTTGGTAGTGGGACTGCAGGTACAGACATTGTTATAACCTTTGATGGTGAAACTAATGATGGTGTATTAAAGTGGATGGAGGATGAGGACTACTTTGAGTTTTCTGATGATTTACTTATTGCGACAACAGAAAAGATTCAGTTTCGTGATACTGGCCTTTATATTAATTCTAGCACTGACGGTCAGCTTGACATTGTAGCAGACACAGAAGTACAAATTGCAGCCACTACTATAGATATTAACGGTAATACTGATGTATCGGGTAATTTATCTGTAGGTGGTAACTTAGATGTTACTGGTTCGTTTGATATGAGTGATGCAAACATCACCAACATTGGTAGCATTGCACTAGACACAATTACTAACGATGGCACTGACATTACACTTGACTCATCTGGTGATATTATACTTGATGCTGGTGGTGCTAACGTAACGATTAAAGACGATGGTACATCTATACTTGACATTGCAAACAACTCTTCTGATGTAGAGCTTACGGTTAGTGTAGCTGATAAAAACTTTAAGATTAAAGGTACAGATGATTCTAGTGCTATCACTGCGTTAGACATTGATATGGCATTAGCAGGTAAAGCTACATTTAATGGGGATGTAGTAATAGGTGGTGATCTTACTATTACTGGTGATGACTTGGTAATGGGTACTAATACTGCAGGGCATCTTCTTATTGCAGACGGTACTAACTTTAACCCTACCGCTGTTAGCTCTTTAGCTTCTATTAGTACTGTTGCAAATGAAGATGTATTTCTTGCAGTAGATGATACAGATGGCGCACTAAAGAAAATTACTAGAAGTACTATAGTATCTGGTCTTGCTACTTCTGGTGCCATATCTAATGTAGCAGATGATACTACTCCACAACTAGGTGGAGATTTAGATGGTCAAAAAAATAACTTACATAATATAGGTGTATTTTCTGCTTCATACGGTAGTTCTTCTGCTCCTACAACAGTAGTGGTTAAAGTTGCAACTAAAACGACAAGTCATCCTTATTATGATGATGGAAGCACCAGTGCTTATTTTTTAGATGATGTAGAAGCTCCTGCACTTACATTACATGGTGTAGATAATGTAACATCTGATTCAGGGTATTATTATAAATTTGACCAAGCAGATAGCAGTAATTCAGGACACCCGTTACGATTTTATTTAGATGCTGATAAAACTACAGCATACACTACAGGCGTTACAACAAGCGGTACGCCGGGAAATGCAGGTGCATATACACAAATAGATGTGGATGAAGATACTCCTAGTATTCTTTATTATCAATGCTCTAGTCATGCCTTGATGGGCAACTATGCTAATGTACAAGGCTCTAATGTAATAAATCATTCTGAAGCCTTAATAAGTTTTCCAGCAACAACAACTACCCTTATAGGAACAAATACAACAGACACACTTACAAATAAAACATTAACCTCTCCTGTTATTAATACAGGAACATTTGGCACATCTATTCTTCCTGTTAGTGCAGACGGTACAACACTAGGCTCTGCAGCTAAAGAATTTTCTGATTTGTTCTTAGCTGATGGTGGTACAATTCAATTTGGCAATGATCAAGAGATTATTTTAACTCATGTTGCTGACAATGGCCTTACTTTAAAACACATTGGTACTGGTGATGGCAAGATGCCTACCTTCACTTTTCAAGCAGGTGACAATGACATTGCAGCCAATGATGAACTTGGGGTAATTAACTTTCAAGCCCCAGATGAAGGTGCAGGTACGGATGCTATACTTGTAGCTGCAGGTATTGCTGCTGTATCGGAAGGTGATTTTAGTGCATCTAATAATGCTACTAAGCTTTCGTTTAGAACAGGTGTATCAGAGGCCGCTTCCGAAAAAATGTCACTTAGTTCTGCTGGTTTGCTAACTATTTCTGATGACTTTATTATTAAAGATGGTGGTACTATTGGTTCTGCTAGTGATGCAGATGCTATAACTATTGCTAGTGATGGTGTAGTAACATTTAGTCAAGTGCCTGTACTTCCTGCAAATTCTATAGATAGTGACTATTATGTTGATGGCTCTATTGACACAGCACATATTGCAGACTCACAAATTACTGTGGCTAAAATGGCAGCTAATTCAGTAGACAGTGATCAATACGTAGATGGCTCAATAGACACAGCACATATTGCAGATGCAAATGTGACTCAAGGTAAAATTGCAGATCAGGCTATTAATGAAGCTAAGATGCAGATTTCTAACAGCCCAGTAAACGGCTACATGCTGACCGCACAATCTGGTAATACTGGTGGATTGACGTGGGCTGCTGCTGGTGGTGGATTAGATTTTATTGCTACTGCCGATGCTAGTAGTTCAGCTACTCTTTCTTTTACAGGTTTTGATGCTTCAAAATATGATAGCTACATATTTACAGTAGGTAATATGTTACCTGCTACTGATGAAACACTTTTTCAGGCTTTGATGAGTGTTGATGGTGGTTCTAATTATTTAAGTGCGTCAGATAGCTACGTTATTGGTGCTGCAATAGGGGCTGCTGCTGGAGACAACGCATTTATACCTTTAACATATCACGCAATTGGCAATGGTACAGGAGAAGGATTGACTGGTGACTTTTTTCTGAATAACCCCGATTTAAACACGCCCACATATTTAACTGGCTCTGTAGTGTACACCAGAGCCGATACGGGGGCGATTGGGGGATATCTAGGGGATCAGTTTGGGGCAGGAAAAACTAAAGCTGCTACAGTTGTAAATGCTATTCAATTTAAGTTTAGTAGTGGGAATATAGCATCAGGTACAATTACTATGTACGGAAGAGTTAATTCATAACACAACAACAACAAAGGAGGCAGGGATGCCACGATTTCACAACATAAATGGTGAGCGTGTTCAGTTCACTGCAGAAGAAGAAACCGCCCGTGATGCAGAGGAACAAGCATGGGCCGATGCCGCAGATACCCGTATTGCTGTAGCTGTTCGTGAAGAACGTGACGATAAATTAGCTGCCACAGATTGGATGGCTAACAGTGATGTTACCCTGTCTGACGATTGGGCTACTTACCGTCAATCATTGCGTGACGTACCTGCTCAAGCTGGTTTTCCAAACAGCATTACATGGCCTACGGAGCCTAGCTAATGGATATTAACTGGACAGTAGTAACAATAGTTGGTGCCTTGTTAGCCCAAGGTGCTGCTATTGTCTGGGCAGTATCAGGCATGGTGTCAGACATTCAGTATAACAGAAGTGACATATCTGAAATGGAAAATAGCACAGCAAGACTAGCTGATGATATACATGAGAATGATGTAATGATTGCACGTATTGATGCTAATGTAGAAGCAATCAAGGAAGCATTAAATGTGGTTACGACTAATCACGCAAAGAGATAGTTAAATGATTGACCCCGTTACAGCTTTTGCTGCAGCT